GCGCTCGATGCGCTGCGGGCCGGCTGAGACCCATGCTCGGCCGGGGATGGCCATCCAGAACCAGCGTGATCCGTTTTTCCCCGCCCGACCGGCGGGGGCCGGGGTGCGGGAACACCCCGAGCCGGGAGAAGAGCCCTCCCACGACCACATGCGGCCGCCACGCGGCCGTCCCGCCACCCTTCGCGAGGGCGGGAGAGTCGTAAGAGGATCCCATCATGGAGTCCACCAATGACATCAGAACCGTCCCGCCCGTCCTCCCGGTCGCCCCGTGGATTGGCGGCAAGCGCAATCTCGCCAAGCGCCTGATCCAGCGGATCGACGCGATCCCCCACACCACCTATGCCGAACCCTTCGTCGGCATGGCCGGGGTATTCCTCCGGCGCAGCCGCGTGCCCCGGGCCGAGGTCATCAACGATGCGTCGGGAGAGGTGGCCAACTTCTTCCGCATCCTGCAGCGCCACTATCCGCAGTTCATGGACACCCTGCGGTTCCAGGTCACCAGCCGCCGGGACTTCGACCGCCTGTGCCACATGGACCCGGACACCTTGACCGACCTGGAACGCGCGGCCCGGTTCTTGGTGCTCCAACGCCTGTCGTTCGCGGGCAAGGTGGTGGGCCGGACCTTCGGAGTTCATGCCGCCTCGCCGGCCCGTTTCAACCTCAACACCCTGGCGCCGCAGTTGGCCGACGTGCACGAGCGGCTGGCCGGAGTCGTCATCGAGAACCTGGACTTCCAGGCGTTCCTGCACCGCTACGACCGGCCCGAAACCCTGTTCTACTGCGATCCGCCCTACGTCGGGGTGGAGGGGTACTACGGCAAGGCGCTGTTCTCCGCCGAGGATCACCGCCGCCTCGCAGAGACCCTTCTGACCCTTCGCGGACACTGGATCCTGTCGCTCAACGACCACCCCATGATCCGCGAGTTGTACGCGGGCTGCCGCATCGAAACCGCGCCGGTGCGCTATAGCGCCGCTCGGGACACCCCGGGAAAGGCGGTGACCGAACTGTTGATCCAGAAAGCCGACGCCTGATCAGCGCACCCGCTGAAGTCCGATCCGACCGCCCTGTTGTCCGGCCCCCCCATCTGGCGGGGCCTTTTTCATGAGGCCAGCATGCCCGAACAGTTCCTGCATGGCGTCGAAGTCATCGAGATCACCGACGGCCCACGCCCCATCCGCACCGTCAAGTCGTCCATCATCGGTCTGGTGGGGACGGCCCCGGAGGCTGACACCACCGCCTTCCCGCTGGACACGCCGATCCTTGTGGCCGGGTCGCGCACCGAGGCGGCCAAACTGGGCACCACCGGAACCCTGCCGGCGGCCATCGATGGCATCTTCGACCAGATCGGCGCCTTCGTGGTGGTCATCCGCGTGGAAGAGGGCGCGGACAATGCCGCGACCCGCACCAACGTGCTGGGCGGAGTGGACGCCACCACCGGGGCCTACCGAGGCGTGCACGCCCTGCTGGCCGCCCAGACGGCGCTGGGGCTGATCCCCCGCATCCTGTGCGCGCCGCAGTTCACGCACCAGCGGGTGGATGATGGCGTCCTGGCCGTGGGTGTCGACGCCGGAGGCAGCGGCTACACGGTCGCCGGCACCACCGTGACCCTGACAGGCGACGGCTCGGGCGCGACCGCCAAGGTCTCGGCGGTGGATGAAACCGGCGCGATCACCGCGATCACCGTGACCAAGAGCGGTGTCGGATACAGCGCCCCGCCGGTGGTCACCATCACCGGTGACGGCGCCGACGCGACGGCCACGGCCACCATCGGTGACGCGGCCAATCCCGTGGTCGCGGAACTCCTGGGCGTCGCCGAGCGATTGAAGGCGGTGATCATCGCCGACGGTCCGAACACGGTGGACGCCGATGCCATCACCTATCGCGGCGACTGGGGCAGTCCCAGGGTCTATGTGGTCGACCCCTGGGTGTTGGTGGCCCAGGACACCGGCTATGTCGCCGAACCGGCCAGCGCCCGCGTGGCGGGGCTGGTGGCCAAGATCGACAACGACCGCGGCTTCTGGTGGTCGCCGTCGAACCAGGTGATCAATGGCATCGTCGGCACGGCGCGGCCCGTGGAATTCGCCTTCGGCGATGCCAACACCCGGGCGAACTATCTGAACGAAAACGAAGTCACGACCATCATCCGGGAAGACGGTTACCGGCTGTGGGGCAACCGGACCTGTGCCAGCGACCCCAAGTGGGCGTTCCTCAACGTTCGGCGGACCGCCGACATCATCCAGGATTCCCTGTTGCGCGCCCACCTGTGGGCCGTCGACCGCAACATTACCCGGACGTACATGGAGGATGTGACCGAAGGCGTGAACGCCTACCTGCGGTCCCTGCAGGCCCAGGGCGCCATTCTGGGCGGACGCTGCTGGCCCGACCCGGACCTGAACAGCCCCGCCAACGTCTCCGACGGCAAGGTCTTCTTCAACTTCGACTTCACGCCGCCGTATCCGGCCGAACACATCACGTTCCGGTCGCATCTGGTCGCCGACTATATCGAGGAGATCCTGTGATGGCGGTCGTTCTGCCCAACATCGTCCGGAAGATGAACCTGTTCGTGGATGGTCGCGGCCATGCCGGGCAGTTGGACGAAGTCACCCCACCCAAGCTGACCCTGAAGACCGAGGACTACCGGCCCGGCGGTCTGGACGCGCCGATTGAGATGGACATGGGCATGGAGAAGCTGGAGATCGGGTTCGTCCTATCCGGCGCCAACGTGGCCATTTTCCGGTCGTTCGGCATCCTGGGCAGCGACGGCCTGCCGATGACCATTCGCGGCGGGCTGCAGCGCCAGGGCTCCGCCGAGGTTCAGGCGGTGGTGTTCACGCTACGCGGGATGTTCCGCGAAATCGACCTGGGCACATGGAAGCCCGGGGAACGCAACACCATGACCGTGGCCGGGGGGTTGACCTACTACAAGGTCACCATCGGCGGCGACGAGGTGATCGAAATCGACCTGCTCAACGTCATCCGCAAAATCGACGGCGTAGACCACATGGCCGCCCTGCGCGCGTCCATCGGCCTGTGACGGAAGGGGAAAGCACCATGACCACCACAACCCAGATCACGCTTTCGGCCCCCCTTCACGTCGAGGGCCGCACCATCAACACCGTCACCCTGCGCCGCCCCAAGGCGGGCGATCTCCGCCGCATGGAAAAGGCCGGCGGTGCCGACCTGGACAAGACCCTGTTCCTGATCGGGGCCCTGGCCGAGATGACTCCCGCCGAGGTGGACGAACTGGACGCCAAGGACCTGGAGCGCATCGGGCAGGTGGTGGCGGGTTTTACCGGGACGGCGGGCTGAGCCCCGCCGCCTGTCGGTCGGCCATGGCAGACATCGCCGCCGTGTTCCACTGGCCGCCCGATGTCCTGGACGCCATGACGCCGGACGACCTGATGCAGTGGCGCGCGTTGGCGGGGGAGCGGGCCGGAGCGCCAACATCTCATTAACTCAGCTTCGCGTGCCCCTTAGGTAGCCTGCACAACTCCGTTTGACGGGATCGTTGATTTGAGTACAATACCAGAACATCAGACGGTCGCCGCAGGATGGTGGCAGTCAATATCCCTTCTGCCGGCAGGGGGCCGAATTGGGTACTGCGGACGATTTCCGGACATTTCTGGATAACATAAAGGTCGATAAAGGGCTTACAATCTCGCAAAGGTACGGAGAAATCACTTGCTCGCTAAATAAAAGGTTTCGGGACACAGATTCGAGAACCTCCAATAGTCTGCAGGTGGGCTCTTACGGGCGCTGGACTGCCATCAAAGGCATTTCCGATTTAGACATGATCTACATCATGCCGGCGTCAGAGTGGAAAAAATACAAGGATAATGGACAGTACAGCCTCCTCAGGGATACCGGGGATGCAATCAAGGCTCGCTATCCGGCGACAGCCGTAAAGGTTGACCGCCTAGTAGTGCGTGTTCTTTACAGAGATTTCCATGTCGAGGTAATGCCTGCCTTTGAGCAAGAAGACGGCAGCTTCAAATACCCGGATACTGCACGCGGTGGATCATGGAAATTCACGAAGCCGAAAGCTGAACTTGATGAAATGAAGGCAGCGAATGAAAGGAAAAACCGAAATCTCCGGCGCTTGTGCAAAATGACCCGCGCTTGGAAGAACAAGCATGGCGTCCCAATGGGCGGTCTCCTGATTGACACGCTTGCCTATAACTTCCTAGAGTCCACGACTTATTACGATAATAAGAGTTACTACTACTACAGTTACTTGTGCCGCGACTTTTTCAGATTTCTGGCTGACCAACCGGGTCAGTCAGAATATGCCGCACTCGGTAGCCGGCAGCGGGTGAAAGTAAAAAAAAGGTTCGAGAAACGAGCAGAGAAGGCTTATAAATTATGCTTGAAAGCCATAGATTCACGAGGGCAGGTGAAGGAGCGACAGAAATGGCGCGACATATTCGGCAATGGCTTTCCACCTCGCACCTCTAAAGCTTCGGAGAAATCTGAAGGCACGACCAACCTCTTCCGTCAAACAGAAGAGTTTATTGAAGACCTATTTCCTCTGGACGTGAGGTATGGTCTAGAAATTGATTGCGAAATTACGCAGAATGGGTTTCGCCCTCAATTTCTCGCCAACCTTCTAGAAAGACACGCCATCCTCTTCCCGGAAAAGCAACTCCGCTTTTTCGTATCAGATGCCACAGACCTTCCCGACGAAGCTATTATATACTGGAAGGTGTTGAATCGAGGTGATGAGGCAGAACGCCGTGATGCGATACGCGGCGAGATCGTTCGTGACAAGGGTCGACTTGAAAAGCGTGAAAGAACTCTTTTCCGAGGAAATCATCTTGTGGAGTGCTATGCAGTCCTGAATGGAGTCGTCGTTGCGAGAGATGACATCCTTGTTCCAATTAGCACAAAGAGCGCTGAAGAAGGCGACCATGCAGTCTGACTACGACATCGCCCTTGAAGACCAGATCCGGGAATGCTTCGGTCGGGTTGTCTACACCCACAAAACTCATGAACGGATGGCCGACAACTGCACCAATAAATTTAATTGGTGCAAGACTGCGCAAATTGCATTCACAGCGCTTACTAGCGCTGGAGCTGCCGGAGCAGTCGTAACGGATGATTATTGGCTTCAGGTCACAACAGCGGTATTATCCTTTATTTCTGTTTTTTTAGCGACTTACCTCAAAAACTTCGATCTAGCCACAGCCGCACAGAAGCACCGCGACGCTGCGGCAAAACTTTGGAACGTGCGCGAGTGTTATCTTTCTCTCCTCACCGACTTGCCGGAATTAGACCGGCGATCCGCTGTCGAACGCCGTGACGAGTTGCAAAGCTGGCTTGCCGCACTTTACCAAGCCGCACCACAGACTGATAACAGAGCCTATGCGGAAGCGCAAAAACGCCTAAAACAAATGGAAGACTTGACTTTCACGGCAGAAGAGATTGACTGTTTCCTTCCGCTATCATTGAAAAGATCAGGCGGACGGCCAAAAGCGTAAGCACGATAGCCCCCGAAATGGGGGCTTTTTTTATGGAGCCCGTCCCATGGCCGATGCCGAAGCCCGCATCCTGATCCGCGCCGTGGATCGGGTGACGGCCCCCATCAAGCGCATCAACGCGGCGGTGGACCGCATGACGCAGCCGCTGCGCCGTGTCCACGAGGCCGCGCACCGCATCGGGCAGGTGGCCGGCCTGGGTCGCCTCGCCGGAGGTCTGCGCGGTGTCGGCACGGCCGCTGCCGGGCTGGCCGGACACCTGGGCGGCATCCTGGGCCCGCTGACCGCGTTGGGCGGCGCCGCGTCCCTCGCGGGCCTGGGGCAGATCGTCACCGGCTATGCCGAGGCCGGCGACGAAGTGGCCAAGTTCGCCCGGCAGGTGGGCGTCGGCATCGAGTCCCTGCAGGAACTGGAGTATGCCGCCGAGCGCCAGGGGGTGTCGCAGGACCAGCTCCGGGACGGCCTGAAGGAACTCAGCCTGCAGATGGGCGACCTGCGCATGGGCACCGGGACGCTCCATGGCCTGCTGAAGGACGTCAATCCGGCGTTCGGCACCATGCTGGCCGGGGCGCAGTCCAACGAAGAGGCCTTCATGATGCTCATGAAGGCGATCAACTCGCTCCAAGACCCGACCCGCCGGTCCATGCTGGCGACGGCGGCCTTCGGGGAGGAAGCGGGCATCCTCACCCGTCTGGCCGAGGCCGGCGCTGACGGCATCGCTGAATTGCGGGAAGAAGCCCAGCGGCTCGGCATCGTGCTGAGCGAGGAAGACGCGGCCAAGGCCGAGGCGTTCCAGGACAGCATGACCAACCTTCAGAAGGTCATGGAGGGCCTACGCAATGTCATTGGCGGGGAGTTGCTGCTGCAGATCCAGCCGCTGATTGACTCGCTGACGACCTGGATCACGACGAACCGGGAGCTGATCGCCCAGAACATCGCCGCCTTGGTCCAACGCATCGCCGAGGCCCTGCGCGCCATCGACTGGGCGGCCGTACAGGCCGGCATCCAGGGCTTCATGGACCGCATCATGTCGGTGGTGGAGTTCGTGGGCGGCTGGGAAAACGCGCTGATCGCCCTGGTCGCGCTTATGAACGGCGGGCTGATCGCCTCTGTGCTGGACGTCGGCGGGGCGTTCGTGAAGCTCGGCGGTATTCTGCTGACCAATCCGGTCCTGGCCATCATCGCGGCCATCGCCCTGGGGGCCGTCGCGATCTATCAGAACTGGGATAACATCGTCGCGTACTTCTCCAACAAGTTCGCCGCCATCAAGACCGCGTTCAGTGACGGGTTCCTGAACGGGGTCGTCTCCCTCCTGGTCGAGTTCAACCCCGCCCTCCTGCTGGCCGATGCCATCAACGGCATGGTCAATTGGCTGTTCGGTGTGGACCTGTACGCCGTGGGGGCGGAGTTCATCGCCAACCTGGGCGAGGGCCTACAGGCGAAATGGCAGGAGGTCACCGCTTGGCTGGAAGATTCGATTGCCGGCCTCGTGGACTGGATGCCCCCGTGGGTCAAGGAGAAGCTCGGCCTTGATTTCTCGACGGAGGGCGGTCCGACGGTGCCCGATGCCGTGGGCAGCCCGAGCGCACTGGCGGATCGGGTTGCTCAGGTCTCGCGGGACGCGGCCGCCCCGGCTGCCATTGCGGGGAGCCTGGCGCTTGCCGCGCCCGTAGCGGCTGGGAGCGCACTGGCGGTGCCGACGCCCGAGTTACCTGTTGTGGAATGGTCAGCGCCGGCCTCCCCCGACCCGGCGGTGTTCCCTTCGGGCACGGGTGGGTCTTCGTCCGCGTTCCCGCCCATGCCGGGCGGGGCCCGCACCGCGCCGGCGCCCGCTGTCCACAACACGCCCGTGACCATCCATCTCACGGTCCATGGTCAGGTGGAAGCCGAAGCGATCCGCAAGGCCGTCGAGGCCGCCGTTCGTCAGGCCCTGGCCGACGCCCGGGATGCCGCTGCGGCCGATGACCGCACCAGCCTGTACGACTAGGACCCCATCATGGCAAACCGAACGATGATGGCGCTGGGGGATTTCCGGTTCCAGATCGACACGGCGGCATTCCAGCGTCTGCGCCGGGTGCGGACGTATTCCTGGACGGCGCAGGACCGGTTCGGCCGGTATCCCGCCGCACAGTTCACCGGCCCCGCGCTGCCGACCCTCGACCTGGAAGGCACCATCTACCCGGGCTTCCGGGGCGGCATGGGACAGGTGGACGCCATGGCCGACATGGCAGCCCTGGGCGAGCCGCTGGATCTGGTGGACGGGACCGGCGGGGTCCATGGCCTGTGGGTGATCCTGGAGGTCGGCGACACGCAGACGGTCTTTCTGGACGATGGCCAGCCGCGAAAGATCGACTTCACGCTACGCTTGCAGTTGTACGGGGAGGACACAGCCCCATGACAGCCGAATATCGGACCCGCCAAGGCGACCTGATCGACCGCATCTGCTGGCACCATTACGGCCGGCAGTCCGGCGCGGTTGAGGCCGTTCTCGGCGCCAATCCCGGGCTGGCTGCTTTGGGGCCGGCCCTGCCCGCCGGCCAGGTGATCGTGCTGCCGGACCTCCCGGCGGCACAGACCGATGCCGTCGTGAACATCTGGGATTAAGCCCATGACTCCGGACTTTCTGATCCGCGCCAACGGCAAGAACGTCACCGCCGCCATCCGCGACCGCTTCCTGGCCCTGTCCGTCAAGGACGAAGCCGGTGTGAAATCCGATCAGGTCACGATCACACTGGATGACCGCCCCATGGCGGACGGCCGGCGTGCCGCGCTGCCCCAGATCGGGACGAAACTGGACGTGATGATCGGGTATCGCCAGACGGGTCTGGCGTCGGTGGGGACCTTCATCGTGGATGAAGTGACCTACACCGGACCGCCGGAAACCCTGGAGGTGCGCGCGCAGCATGCCAACATGCCCGGTCCATTCCGCACGCCCGCCACACGGTCGTGGGATGACACCACGCTGGGAGGCATCGCCCAGGCCATTGCCGCCGAACACGGCTATGAGGCCCGGGTGGAACCGACGTTGGGGGCGATCCCGATCCCCCACGCGGACCAGACCGAGGAATCGCCCATGGCGTTCCTGAACAGGCTGGCCGGCGCCCATGACGGCGTGGTCAAGCCTTACGCCCGGCTGCTGGTGGTCGCGCCCAAGGGCACGGCGAAGTCCGTGTCCGGCCGGCCGTTGCCGGACCTGCGCCTGACGCCGGGCGACCTGGGAAAATGGAAGTACACCCACTCGGCCCGCAAGGACCCGGGCCAAAGCGGCGGAGGCGGAGGCACCAAGGCGGAATACTGGGACGTCGGGCTGGGGGAAATGCGGGCCGAGACCACCGGGTCCGAACCGCGCCAGACCATTCGCTACAGTCAATCGTCCGCGACCGAGGCCGCCGCGACAGCCGCCACCCGCAAGAACGAAGGGGACCGCGCCAAAGGCCAGTTCAGCGCCACCCTGACGGTCGGCAATGCGCGCGTGGCGGCGGAACAGAAGCTGGTGCTGGTCGATTTCCGGCCCGGTATCCCCAGCGCCTGGCGGATCGAAAACGTCACCCACGCGCTGGACCGCGCCGGCTTCGTCACGACCCTGTCGGCCGAACTGTTCCGCGAGACCCAGGAACGGCCGAGCGCGGTCCCCTCCCAGGAAGCAACAACCAGCCAATGGGACCGGGGGAGATAGCAAACCGCTGTCCCCGCCCTTCCAATTCCAAACCCCGCCGGCCTCCGCCGCGCGGGGTTTTTCGTGCCCTGAAAGGAAAACCGCCATGCCGGCCCGGCACCTGGACAACCTCGCCGCCGTCACTTCGGGATCGGCGCCCATCTGGGCACCGCCCCTCTACCACATCAACCAGTGGCTGACCTTCATCAGTCTGCTGGTTGGGCTGGCGTTCGTGCTCTGGCGCTGGTGGCGCGCCTGGCTGCGGGAACGCTGCACCAGCCGGCGGAGGGATACGCCATGAGGCCCCTAGTTCGCGCCGCGCTGGGCGTCGCCGGGATGGGGGCCGCCGCAATAGCGGCCGTGTTCATCCAGCCCCTTGAGGGAACGAAGCTGGAGGCGTACCGCGACGCCGTGGGCGTGTGGACCATCTGCACCGGTCACACCGACGGGGTCCGGCCGGGCGATACGGCAACCCCGGCTGACTGCGACGCCCTGTTCC